TTTAATCCATACTAAATCTGGTTGCATATTTGTTGTTATTGTTCTTGAACTACTATTACCAGTCCAAGTAGTTACATCAAATTGTTTAGTTGGAATATCGTCATCAGTTTGTGCAGGGTCTATGTCATCTGATATGGGTAAGTTGCCTGAACATAAAGCCAAGAATCCTGAAGGAGGTGCATATTTAAAATCTCCAAAACCATTTCCATCTGCATTACCTCCTGCTGATATTTCTCCAGTAAATGTGCTATCTTGACCTGCATTAAATACTATTTCTCCTGGAGTATATCCAGACTGAGCCCAATTAAGAGTAATAGGAAATTTATAGTCAGCATAATCTGCAACAGTCCATGTTAAATTAGGATTAGTACCATTAGCAGGGTCTCCTGCTCCAGAACCTGAATTTCCCCATACATTATTAATACCCCACCAACCTTTACCTGCATCAAAATCCATACAATTCATTATAACATCACCAGTTGTAGGAACACCTTGATTTGTAAATGTAGAGTAATCTTGTCTATTAGAAGCTCCTCCAGATGTAGAGGTAACTCCAAAAGGAGTAAGGTAAATATAAGTACCTGTAAAATATCCCATACTACAAAAGTTAGCTACATTAGATACACCACTACCATCATAAATTCCAATTTGGTCTCCATGATACCAACCTACTAACCAAGAAGGGTAACCATCTTCTTCAATATACCATTCTGTGTACCATTTACCAGTTTTAACACCATGAGTTCCTAAGGCTTGACCATATCTATCATTAATAGTAGGTTTTGTATGAAGATTACCTCTACTTAATTCTGCTACTTGTGATTGTGTATTACTGCTTCCTACTACTAAAGGATTCATTACACAAAAATTTCCACTACTTGCCATATATAGTATATCCTTTCATATTAACTACCAAATGTAGGACTATCAAGAACTTGTTTGTCTGCTGAAAGTCCAGATGCTGTAAAATCATTGTTGTTCCCACTCGAATCATTACCAAGGTCACTTGCATTTTCAAATTTAAGATAAGCTCCATTATTACCAAAAGTTAAACTACTTGGGTCTTTTGGAATCCATACACCATTTTTTTCTTCTGCAAAAGAAGTTGGTGCAAGTTGTTGCCCATCTATTATGACTACCTCTGCTATGTATCCACCTAAAGAATAACTAGCACTCAC